ATTACCTACTTCTTTCAAACTGGTCACAATCCTTTGATCTACGACCCTACTGTTAGCACTACAACATATCGTAGAGTTAGTGAGAAGACTGGTTATGTAGCTACTGTTCAAGATGCCAATATCTGTATCTCAGCATTTGGTAGATTGTGGGTAGCCGAAACCACCTCCAATAATGCTACTGTTTACTTCAGTGACTTGATTGCTGGTCATGTATGGTCTACAGGAACTGCTGGTTCTTTAAACGTAAACAATGTTTGGCCTAATGGTGCAGATCAGATTACTGGTTTGGCGGCTCATAACGGGTTCTTGTTCATCTTTGGTAAGCGTCAAATTCTTGTTTATGCTGGTGCGACTTCGCCATCAACTATGACGTTGAGTGATACTGTTGAGGGTATTGGTTGCATCGCAAGGGATAGCATTCAGACTACTAGCACTGATGTGTTGTTCTTGTCTAATTCTGGTGTTCGTTCTTTAATGAGAACAATTCAAGAGAAGTCTGCTCCTGAGAGAGATTTGTCTAAGAACATTCGTAATGACTTAATGTCTGTGATTTCTGGTGAGACATTGACAAACATCAAGTCTGTATATTCAGAGCGTGAAGCGTTTTACTTGTTGACTACGCCTAGTATTGATACTACTTGGTGTTTTGATACAAAAGCATATTTGCCTGATGGTGCGGCTAGAGTTACAACTTGGGACTCAATCACACCTAAGTCTTATGTATCTCGCAGAGATGGAAGTCTTTACATTGGTAAGAATGGATATATTGGTTTGTATGGTACTTATCAAGACTATCAAACTGCATATCGTATGTTGTATTACACAAACCATGCAGACCTTGGCAATCAGAATGTAACTTCTATTTTGAAGAAGTTGTCGATTGTTGTCATTGGTGGTACTAACCAAACTGTGACATTCAAATGGGGTTTTGACTTCAAGACAAACTATTTGTCTGACAACGATACCATCCCAACTCAAGGTGAGTCGTACTATGGAATTGCAGAGTATGGTGCTAATGCCACAACCATTGCGTACTATTCTGATGGTGTTGCTTTGCAAACACTTACTGTTTCAGCGTCAGGTTCTGGAAAAGTTGTGCAAACTGGATACGAGACAAACATCAATGGTTCTGCTTTGTCTATTCAAAAGATTGAAATTCAAGCCAAGAATGGCAAAATAAGTTAAAGGGGTAACCATGTCAGACTACACAAAATCAACGAACTTTGCAACAAAAGACAATTTGTCTTCTGGTGACCCTTTAAAGATTGTTAAGGGTACTGAGATTGATACTGAGTTCAACAATATTGCAACAGCCATTGCAACCAAGGCTGATCTTGCAAGCCCTACATTTACTGGGACTCCAACATTACCAACTGGAACGATTGGCGTAACTCAATCATCATCTAACAATTCAACAGCATTAGCTACTACTGCATTTGTTCAATCTGTTGCACAAGTATTGTTTCCCATTGGTGCTATTTATACAGCTACTGTTTCGACTAATCCTGCAACATTGTTAGGGTTTGGTACTTGGACTGCTTTTGCGGCTGGTAGAACTGTTATTGGTAATGGTGGTGGATATACAGCAGGAAATACTGGTGGTAGTGCTGATGCTATTGTTGTTAGCCACAATCACACTGCAACTTCAACAGTTTCAGACCCCGGACACAATCACTCTGTTAATGCTGGTGCAAATGTAAGTAATCAATTAGTTAGCGGTGGTAGTGTTAATCTTGGGGCAACTAATACAGGCTCTGCGGTAACTGGCATTTCAGTTTCAACAAGTATTGCATCAACTGGTTCAAGTGCCACAGGCGCTAACTTGCCTCCCTATATCGTGGTCTATATGTGGCAAAGAACAGCATGATGATGCAAGACCCTGAATTTCGCATTACTCATCATTTCAGTGATGGGTTGTATGCCAAGGAGTCGTACTTTACGGCTGGTATGGCTATTTTGAAGCATACGCACAACTTCAGTCATTTGTCTATTTTGGCTCATGGCAAGGTTGCTGTATTGCGGGGTACTGAGATTGATATTGTTTCTGCGCCAGCTTGCATAGAGATTGAGGCTGGTGTAACGCATGGTGTAAAAGCCATTACTGATTGTGTTTGGTTTTGCATTCATGCCACAGACGAGAAAGACCCGTCTAAAGTGGATGATATTTTGATTAAAGGAGATTGATATGCCTTGGGCAGCAGTAGCGGCGGCAGTCGCACCAACAGTCGTAAATAGTTTATTTGGAGGTGGCTCTAGTCAAGGCTATTCCAATCAAGGTCAACAACAACAGCAAGCTGGTCAATCGGCGGCTGAGTTACAGAAATTCAGACCTGTAGGAGTTACTACAAGGTTTGGTTCTTCTAACTTTCAGATGTCTCCTGAAGGCTACTTAACTGGCGCAGGATATAACCTAACACCTGAGATGAAAGCCTATCAAGATCGTTTGATGGGTTTAGCTGGTGGTGCATTAGGTCAAGCAGAACAGGCTGGACAACAGTATCAGCCATTGTCTACGGCGGCTACAGGATTGTTTGGCTTGGGTCAGCAGTATCTTGCTCAGAGTCCTGAACAGGTTGCGGCTCAATACATGAGTAGACAACAGGATTTGCTTGCACCTAGTCGTGAGCGTCAGATGGCTCAGTTACAGAATCAGTTGTTCCAACAAGGTCGTGGTGGACTGTCTGTAGGCGCTACAGGCACTAGACCAAGTGGTGCGGCTGGATTGGGTGCTACTACACCTGAGATGGAAGCCTACTACAACGCTATGGCTCAACAAGATGCTTTATTGGCTACACAAGCACAGCAAGCTGGTCAACAGAATGTTGCGTTTGGTGCTGGTTTATTTGGTACTGGTGCTGATTTGTTGAGTAAGTATCAGACAGGTCAGGTTGGCGCTCTTGCACCATTCCAAGGCTATTTGGGTGCTACTCAAGGAATTGAACAGTTGGGTCAAGCACCTCTTGATATTGGCGCTCAGTTGGGTGGTAGATCGGCACAAGCTGGTGCTACTGCTGGCAGATCATTACTTGAGGGTGGAATGGAGGCGGCTAAAAGCAATTTAGCGGCGGCTAGAAATTCTTCAGATGAATTGTTGCGATCAGGTTTAAGTGGTTTAACAGGAAACCAACAATTATGGGAAGGCGTTTCAAATTGGTGGAATACACCAAGTGGTTCTTCTACAACTAAGGCTTTTTTCCCATAATGACATACGCTTTGTTTTACTAAGGAAATAATTATGGCAACATCAGAAATCGCTGGACTTTTTCAAACTCCTGAGCAATATCAACAAGCCCAACGACAACAGGCTTACGATAGGGCAGTGGCTATGGAGTCGCTTCCTTGGGGTACGGCTGAACGTGTAGCGGCTAATGTTGGTGGTTATCAACTTGGTGGTGCTATTGGTCGTGCTTTGGGTGGTGAAGACCCACAGTTAAAGATGATTTCACAGCGTCAACAGTTGGCTAGTCAGTTAGACCCATCTGACCCACAGTCATACATGAAGATTGCACAGATTGCGGCTCAATCTGGTGACCAACAATTTGCTATTGCAATTGCTAATGCTGGTCGTGAAGCGTCAGTTAAAGTTGCACAGGCTAATAAAGAACGTCAAATGGCTGTTGCTCCTGATATTCAAAAGTCTCAACAAGCCGCCGTTATTTCTCAGGCTATTAGACAATATAAGGCATTGCCCCCAACTCCAGAAATAACACAAGCTATTGAAAATTTACAACTTCAATTAGATTTCCTTTCGCCTAAAACAAAAGCAGAAGCAACACCTAATGAAATTCAAATTGCTCGTACATTTGCATTGAGGAAAGGCGCAGAAGGCTCACCTGAATACAACACAGAATTTGATACTCAACTTACTCGGTTGACAACAAAAGAACAAAAAGAAAGAACAATTGCTTTTGGTACAGAAGCAGAAAGAAAATCTAAAGCAGAGTATGGAAAGCCTTATGCTGATTTAACTCCGACAGAAGCTGGAATAATAGATAAACTTGTAGAGCAATCTGAGCGAGCGAAAGCAAGGGAAACAAAACCAGAATTTAACATGGGTGGCAAACAATCTGTTGAACCTAAAGATTGGTTGAAATTTAGCGAATTCATCAACAAAGACCCATTGATGAGTAGAACATCGTCAGTTCTTTCTGATGCTCCAACTGCAATTGAAACTATTAGAACTTCTACTCAAAACAATTTTTCTTCCGCATCTTTACCCGCCGCAATTGCAAAGTTAACTGGTGAAGGCAAGAATATGTCTAATCAAGACATTCAGCGTTACACCAGAACTGGTGGTTTGGATGAAAGAATTGCAGGAGATGTTGTTGGATTCTTTACAGGCAAAAAAACTAATGTTACAAAAGCACAGGCAGAACAATTTGCTGTTGCTTTATATCGTGGCGCATTGCTAGAAAGAAAGAAATTTATTCAAGATCAAGCTGAATCAACAGGATACGATCAAACACCAAATTACAAAAAGACCATTGAGCAACTTGATAAAAAATTAGGTCAATTTAAATTGGTTACTCCTAGTGGTTCGCAAACCCCATCTTCACCACAGCCTCAAGTTTTTGATGCTGAAAAAGAAAAGCGTTATCAAGAATTCAAAGCTAAACAAAGTGGAGCAAAACGATGACTGAACAAGAAGAATTTGAGTTTCGTCTACGTTTAGAAAATGAGCAGTCTGGCTTAGTTAAATCAGAGGAAATCCCTCCTCAATTAACAATGGCTGGAGATGAGCCGCCGCAACAAACAATGCTGGATTATGTTCTTAATCGGGCTCAAGTTGGAGCAACAGGAATTCCTGCGGCTTTGAATGCGGCAAGTGCTATTTATGGTTCTACCTTTGACCCTTCAGGTAGTGAATTTGCAGTTCGACTTCCTCCACAAGGTACAACACAACAAGCAATGGATGAAGTGCGTATGGGATTAGGAATTAATCCAAATATGCGTCCTACTACTGGCTTGCAAAAATATGCTGGCGCTTTTACTGAGGGTGTAGTTGACCCAATAAACTTACTTGGATTAGGTGGTGTAAAAACAGGACTTGGCTTATTGCAAAAAGGACTACTTTCTGGAGAAGGCGCAAGAGTTGGTTTGCAATTAGGTACATCAGGGTTAGCTGGTGTTGGTGGTGAGTTTGGTGGTGAAGTTGGTCAACAAGTTGCAGGAACATCAGGTCAGGTAATTGGTGGTCTAGTTTTCTCTTTGTTATCAGGTGGCGGGACTGCTAAAGGCGGTCAAATGTTGCTTGATAAAGGCAAGGAGCGATTCAACATTAAAGACCTTGATGTAGCTGATCTTGCAAATGTAGAGGGTCTTTCAAGGGCAAAAGACCTTGTAGAAAAGGCTTTAGAGGCAGACCCAACGCTTCAAGCAAGATTGAAGACTATTCAAGATAGGGTTCAATTTGTTACTGGTGAAAAAGGTGCTTTAGCTGTTACTGGAATAGACAATATTGCATTTAGAACAAAGTTGGAAGACCTTGCAAAGAACGATGTTGCTTTTGCTGGTGAGTTGAACAAACTTTATACAGATTTAAAGGGTGCTGTGCGTAAACGAGCATCCGAAATGTATCCTGCACCAAGCGCAGAAATGCCATCTGGAAAGGCAAAAATAGCAGAAGTTGAGACTGACTATAACCAAAGAATTGGATTTATAGACAAGCAACTAGAGAAGCTAACAACAGGCATTGATATTACTGGCCAAACAAGACCAACAGAAATTGGTGGTGCAATACAAAATCTTGTTTTGGCAAAAGAAAAAGCCGCAAAAGCCGCACTTTCACCTGAATATGACTCAGTTTTAAGCCAAGCATCTAAGCAAGGCGCATTGTTGCCAGCACAAGATACACAGAACTTGCTTAACACAGCAGAAGAACTATTTCAAGGTGACCCTTGGGCTAAACAAGCACCCTTGTTAAAACTTGTAAGAGAGCAGTCTGCAAGATTTAAAGCCATGCGTAGACAGGCTTTGCCTGAAGGTGGAGGTTTGTTGCCAGCAACTGCCGCACCTGATTTATCAATGGGTATGGATATAACAAGCCTTGATTCATTGAAAAGGCGTGTTGCAGAAGACATCCGCATAACCCGTGACCCAAATAGGCAAGATAAATTACGTTTGTTGCAAAACAATGTTGATGAAGCATTGGATAAAGTACAAAACGCAAGTGGCAATATTGAAGTTGATTTCAGAGGTCAAAAGCTACCTTTTGGTCAGGCAATGACTAACTTAGACACTGATTACTTTAACAAGGTTGGTGTTCCATTTAAGGATGCGGCGGCTATAGAGAAAATTAGTTCTTCTGACTATGCTGAAAAGATTTCTCCATTGATTGCATCAAGTCCTACATCATTAGCTCAATTCTTGCGTGTTGCTGGTGACGATGGTATTGCTTTGGCAGAGAAGTCTGTCATGTCAAAACTCTATAACCAATCATTGAACAAAAATGGTTTTATAGACCCTGTAAAACTTGAAGACTTGCTCACTAAGACAAGCAACAATGGTGGATACAGCGATATTGTTGACAAACTTCCTGCTTTGAAACAGCGTTTGTCAGACGCTGGATTAAAGGCTCAATATTTGTCAACAGAAAAAGTTGCTATTGATGATGCCGCTAAAGAAGCCAGAACAAGGCTTGGTCAAAGTTTCCTTGCTGACTATGATTCAATGGGTGTAGATGGAATTGTGTCAAAGATGACCAGTTCCACAGGTAAGGGTTATAGAAACAAGTTTTCTGTAGACCTGAAGAAACTATCTTCTGAAGAACAGACAAACGCAAAACTTGCCGTTAAAAATGGCTTAGTTAACAGGATGCTTGATTCAGAGAATCCTTTGAAGTATCTTGAAAATAATAAAGATACGTTTGTTTCTATCTTTGGTCAAAAGCACTTTGATAACTTGACTTCTTTGGCTGATGTATCTCGACTTGCAAACAAGATTGATGTTGAGAATTTACCAATTCGTGCCGCCGCTGTTAAGGAAACATCTGCATTAGAGAGAGCAACTGGTGGCGTGAATCCTCAAAGAATTACTGGTATTGCTGTTAACCAGATTTCAAGCATATTCAACAAAGGATTCAGGATTTTATCTTTGATTGGTCAGACTAATATTGATGAAGCTACAAGACAAGCCCACAGAAAACTGTTCTTGGATGAAAATGGTGTTAATGCAATCTTGAATGCCTCAACAAAACTTGTCACTAAAAAGGGTAAGGAAATTGACCTTAAATCAGCGCTTAAACCTGAAGATGTTTCAGATTTTGCCACTGCTATAGGAATGGGTGCTTTGCGTACTGGATACATTGGTGCATCTACAGCAGTAAGTCCTAGCCAAGTGGTAGAGCCTCAAACTGAGCCTTACTATCAATTTGTACCAGAATAAGGACGCAAAATTGACCCAATCTCTATTTGTCTTCTTGCGGCTGGCTTGGTCAAGAACATCCAAGCTGGCTGTGACCTTTACAAGCAGGCTAAAGAGCAGTTTGTCTCTATTAAGCGCACTGCTGATGAAGTTGTCGCCATTGGTAAGGAAGTCAAAGGAATTTGGCAAACGCTTCTTGGATTCTTTGGCAGTAAGCCTAAATCTCAAGTTGCAAATCCTATTGGAAAGCCTAAAAAATCGGATTTTGTCCCTGTTGATGAAACTCAAGTTAAGGCTGAGATAGTAAAGAACCTGACTGAGTTCTTCAAGCTACAGGAACAGTTAGAAGCGCATATCAGGGACTCAGAGGAGAAGGCTAGGACTGTAGTTTTTGCTGATGATGTGAACTTGATGGAGGAGGCGTTAAACAGGGTTTTAGCGCAACAAGAGATGGAGAGGTTGGTAGTTCAGATCAGGGAGTGCATGGTCTATCAATCACCGCCTGAGATGGGTGCTTTGTATTCTGAGGTATTCAGCATGAGGGACATCATTGCTGGAGAGCAAGAGAAGGCAAGGAAGAAGCGGGATGCAGAAGCATGGCTACGAAAGGAAAGGGAGCGTCTACTACAAGAAAAACAAGCATACCTATTGGTAGCTTTCCTCTGCCTCCTGTATCTATGGATGCTAATAGGGTTAGTAAGCAGGACTGGGAGAGCGTAATGGGGTGGATAGCGGCTTGTGTGCTTGTAGTATTCCTGTTACCTATCATGGCTATGATTCTGTTGGAGACTCTTGAGGCAAAGCATGAGGTCAAGCAACAGGTTGAGAAGGTTGAGAAGCTAAGAAGACAAGTTGAGAACTCTGAAAGGAAGAAAAATCGTGATAAAGAGCCTAATTCTGTTAGTGACCATATTGTGTTTGACAGGAGAATAAAGCGTAATGAATATGAATAAAGTAACCAAAGAAAGATTAGAAAACCTTTTTTTTGTTGATATAGAAAAAGGAACTTTTACTTGGAAAGCTAATACAGGCGGCAAAGGTAAAAAAGACAAACAAGCTGGCGCTTTAATGGGTAATGGTTATGTCAAAATTGGAATTGATGGGAAAGAATATCTTGCACATAGACTTATGTGGCTTTATGTCAATGGCAAATTCCCATCAATCAATTTAGATCACATTGATAGATGTAGAGCAAATAACTCTATATCAAATCTTAGACTTGCTACTCCAAAACAAAATTCTGAAAATATGTTTAGAGAAAACCAAAATACTTCAGGTTATCGTGGCGTTCATTTCAACAAGCGTTTAAAAAGTAAACCTTGGTCGGCAAACATTACTCATAATGGAAAGGCTATTCACATTGGATATTTTCAAACTGCTGAAGAAGCATCTACCGCAAGAAAATCAACCGAAAACATATACTTTACGCACCATACATCATGATTAAAAACAGCATTCAACTTATAATTTTGTTAACTTTTCTGACCGCTTGTTCAGATAGGTTCAGATACCATTGCCAAGACCCGACAAACTGGAGTGAGCCAGAGTGCAAACCACCACTTTGCACCTCTACTGGTACTTGTCCCGAAATGTTAGTAAAACCTGAACAGGAGAAAAAGTAATGGCTACCATTGGATATAAACCTAATAATCGCCTCAATGCTGACGAAATTGAAGTCAGAGTATGGGCATTTGTCATCGTGGTCTTGGTGACCATTCTGCTCGCTTCTATGGGTATGTTCTTGTACTCAGTTTCGTTTGTGCAACAGCCAATGAACGGAAGTATGGCGGCTATTGACAAGGTGTATACACAACAGATTAGCACCATCATGGTGTTTATCACTGGTGTGCTTGGTGGTGTTGCTGGTAGGTCTGGTGTTAAGGCAATAGCCAATGCAAGTGCTAAAGCTGAAGCCAACGACAATGATGAGCCTCCTGCACCATGAGTTTGTTTAATCCTTGGGTGCTTTTGGGCATCCTAATGGCGGTAGTTAGTTCATTTGGTGGTGGTTATTTCAAGGGGTCGAATGATGAGGTTACTCGTCAACAACTTGAGATTGCCGCCCTGAATGCTGAAGCTAGGGTCAAGGAACAAGCCCTAATATCCGCTATTCAGACCCAATCTACAAAACTTCAAAAGGCAAATCAAGATGCAAAACTTGCTCAACAAAAGCGCAATTCTGATATTGACTCTGGCGCTCTCAGGTTGCGGATTCCTGTCAAAGCCCCCGACTGCCCCGTACACACCGCCACAGATACCCCCGTTGCCAGCGGAGATAGCGTTCAAACAAACGCCGAACTTGACAGAGAGGTTGCTAAATCTCTTGTCGCCATCACAGACGATGGAGACAAAGCCATCCGACAACTGAATGCTTGCATAGATGCTTATAACGATGTTTATAAAACCCTGAAAGGAACAAAATGACTCAATTAACTGCCAATTTTTCACTACATGAAATGTGTAAGTCTGAAACTGCCTTGCGTATGGGCTTTGACAATACCCCTGATGACGAGGCTACAGAGAATCTGAGATTGCTGTGCGAGAAGGTCTTACAGCCTGTTCGTGACCACTACGGCAAGGGTGTAAAGGTCAACTCAGCTTATCGCTCTCCTGAGTCCAATGCGGCTGTTGGTGGGTCTAAGACCTCTGACCATTGCAAGGGTATGGCGGCAGACATTGAGATTCCTAGTATTGCCAATGCTGACCTTGCTCAATGGATTATGGATAACTTGGACTACACCCAGTTAATCTTGGAGTTCTATACCCAAGGTGTACCTGATTCTGGTTGGGTTCATGTGTCGTATGACCCTAACAACCTTAAGAAGCAGGAATTGACTGCTGTTAAGGTGGCGGGGAAGACTCAGTATCTGAATGGACTACAGGCTTAATTAGCCTTTTGCAGAAGTGTTTGGGGACAAGGTGTTCAAAGAATATCAATGCCCCGCACTTCTCACATAGCCATGCTTCACCTCTGTCTATAGTGGTGACCTTATTTCCATGTTGACCATTCCTTCTGCCGTAGAAGGTTCTTATCTTACGAATCATTTGTTAAGTTTAGCCCTTGAATAGATCGTAAATTCTTTCTTTTCTGTCAAGGCAATGCGTTCCCTTGCGTTTCTACCAAGGATATGACCCGCTGTTATTTGCTTGAGTTTCTTATCTGTTGTCCAAATGCTAGGTTCGCCTTTCCAATCAAAGGCATTCTTTGTTTTGTTCATGTGTAATCACCTTCTTGCGTATGTTCTAAAAGTCGTTTTTGGAGTCTAGCAATTCTAGAATCGTTGTACTGGATAGCGGCTCTTGCGTACTCTTGAGCAGTCTCAGCCTCTAGTTTGCGTAGATGTGCCTCTTGCAGTTCTTTGGCGATCACTTCATAAATAGTTCTTGCCCTCAGTATGTCTTTAACGTACTTTATTGTTGACTGTCTAAATGTCATTGCACGCCTCGCATTTCCCAACCCATTAAAAAGTAGTTCCAGCGGGTCTGCAATGCAGGGTTGTTGTACCTATCTTTGACCTTGGTGAAGTCTGTGTAGCCCTTGGCTCGCATCATTGCTTCAAATACTTTTTGTGCTTGTGTCATTCCTCTACTCCCACGTTTAGCAAGCGCAGTTTCATGCGCTCAAGTAACCATAGAACATCCCCGCCATCGGCGTAGGTCGAAGCAAAATACTCCTCGCCCTCCTTGTCGTAACCGATCAGGATTACACCCTCCAGTTTTCCTTTGGTATTTTCAAGCACCATGTCAGGGTCAAGGTCAAGTTTTGTAATGCCGTTAAATAGAATGACGTTGCTCATGTGTTGAGTTCCTTGATCTTGGCTTCAATGGCTTTGGCAAAAGCGTAGCGGTCAACATCTTCTGCTTCTGTTTTTAACCACAATCTAAGCCTGTCCTCATCCGTCAGCCTTACCCATGTGCGCTTTGGTGGCTCATCGGGGCAGTCTTCGCACTTTGTTTTGCAGTCGTTCATCTTCATGCACCAAGGCTCTTGCGTCTGTGCCAAGGCTCGTAATGTTGCGGAAATTTCTTTTAATAATTCCAGTGGGAGGCTTTCATCATTGCTATCAAAATGTTCAATAATTTCTGCCAACTTCAATGCTTCTTGTGTCATGTGTTGAGTTCCTTAAGTCTGGCTTCAATGGCTTGGGTTAGCCTATAAAAATCAGGGTCATCCCATTCACTAGGATATTTTGGAAACGGCCCAAACAAAGCAGTAATTTCTTTATCCGTCAGCCCTACCCATGTGCGCTGTGGTGGGGTTAAGTAAGCGTTTGAGTCTTCGAGGTCGCCACTGCCTACCCATGTGCGCTGTGGAACTGGTTGTGCATCCAACATATCTCGACAGGCAAGAATGGATGCAATGTCATCAGGCTCTTGCGTCTGTGCCAAAGCCGCATCAATAGCGCACTGACAGTCCATTGGATTGCTTGTGCAAGACTTAAGCTCTTGTCCATATTTGCATAATTCTGGCTGTGCCAAGGCTTCTTTGATGGCGGTGATGGCTTTATCTCGGTAGTGAATCTGTTGTGGGTGTTTAATTGCAGTGTGGTTTTCTAACGCATCAAGCGCAAGCTTCAATGCTTCTTGTGTCATGTGTTCTTCTCCCTTAATAGTTTGTTCGTTAGCGTGACCGCATGGTCTTTTGACCTCGCCTGTTTTGCAACGACTTGAATCTCCTCATCCGTCAGGTCAACCCATGTGCGCTGCATTTGCTTTTGCATTCCATCAATGAACCCACGCTCATAGTGAAGTTCCATTGCACGGGCAACCTTTTTGTCAAGGTCTTTTATCACTTCTTCACCTCTTTCAATTCTTTCTGTATCCCTGCACTCATCTGCAAGAACATCCGCATCCACTTCACACCGCCAAGCCTTACATACTCGGCATACTCGGATTGGGTTAAGCGCAATGTGATGGCTCTACCTTGTTCTGTCTTCTCTTTCATCTTTTCATATTCCTGATGTAGATAGACAAGCTGTCAATGGTGTCGATGCCAAAGCCTTTTATCTTCTCAATCTCTTTAGCAACTTCCTCAATAACTCCATTGCGTAGTTCGTCATAGAACTCTTGTGCAGATTTTGGCTTTAGAAAGTTTGCTCTCACCGCTTCTTTGCGTTGTTTGGCTTGCCGTTCAATGTCGTTGAATGCTTCATCTTCTTCAGTCATTGTCAACCTCTTTTTGTATGAAATAAAGCGCACTAATGAGAATTGCACCAAAGGCGATCACTACGAAAGCGCCAAACATCATCAGCATAAAAGTAACTAGGACATCCCACATTAGACTGCCCTCCATTCACGCTCATTGCGCCCTGCTGAAGACTTAACTGTCCTGCCTGTCAACTGGATTAGATTCATCTTCTCCAACTCGTTTAAACGGCGTGAAACCTGATTTCTGTCTAGATTGGTATGTTGGGCTATGCCATCCTTACCAAGCGCCCCATGAGCCTTTAAGCAATCCACAATGATGCCAAAGTGCTTGGATGCCAAGTCTTTAGCGGCATCAGCGGCTTCATAGCTGGTTACAGGGTCAGAACTACGAACCCTGTTGAATATTGGTAAATCAAAGAACTTCTTTACACCGCCACCAAAATGTGAGTCATCTAAATTCATGCTTGTTCTCCTTTGATTTCAGACACAATTTCATGTATGTGCGCCCAAGTTCCAAGTCTTTCAATAACTTTTATGATGCGTTCTTTTTCCTTGTCTGCTCCATTTGCCCATGCAATCTCACACATACGCATGGTGTGTTCCTCGCAGTCGTGATGTGTGTATGGTGGTTGACTGCCTTCGCTGTACCACCATGCTTTGAATGCTTTATCTTGTGTCATATCAACTCCTATCAATTAAAAAGTTAGTGGGTACTCACTTACGCTTTCCCCGTTGGTTTACATCAGAAAGGTACGTCAGAATCCATATCGTCAAAGCCACTTGAGGGCTTCTTCTTTGGCGAGGAAGTATTAGCTTCTTCTTTAGGGCTGACTGCTAGACCCATGAATTTGCCTGATTTACCCTCTTTTATCCAAGCTGAGAGCCAGTAGGACTGACCATCGACTGTAATGTTTCCCTTGTAATCGGGCTGGTTGCCTGTCTCTTTTTTGTCGTTCTTAAAAAGTACGCCACTGTTGTCACGCTGTTCCATATTTACACCTTAATTTCATTGAGTTTTTTAACCTTGTCATCCACTTCCGCAAGAAACTGGATAACCTCTTGTTCGAGTTCTGCAATATACATATCATTGCGCTCGATTCTTTTGATGAACAGTTGTAGGTGTTCAGGCATTCGTGGGTCGAAACTCACAAAGTCGCACCAACTTCTATCTGCACATCGCATCTGCCATTGCATTTGGTCGTAGTATTTCTTTGCTGGCTCATCTCCCAAAATGGTAT